TCAAGAAGGTAAGGTAAACCAGGTAAGTGTGAATGGTGGTACATCTTCAATCATCAATATCAAGCAAGGTAGTTAAAATATTGATCTATTTGAGTTAAACTAAATATATGGGCATACAAACAAACATAATACTAGGTGGTTTATTGATAGCGAGTTTGGGTGCAAGTGCTTTGTATATAAACTTACAGAAGTCACAAATAGAAAAATTACAAGTAGAATTGAATGTTGCTGTACAGAATCAAAAAGTCTTGGAGAATACTGTAGTTGAACAAAACGAAAACATGAAACAGCAACTAGAGAATCAAAAACAAAATCAAGAAAAGATAAGAGAACTTACAGAAACAAGCAATAAAGCAAACGAAGAAGTTAAAAAACTCAGAAATACGTTTGCAAGACATGACTTAAACAATCTTGCTATTGCGAAACCTGGATTGATGGAAGGAATAGTCAACCGAGGTACAAAAAAGGTAAACTCTGAACTTATAGAACTTACTAATCCAGGACAATTTGATGAAGAAGTTATTATTAATTAGCATTTTATTTTTATCTGGCTGTTCTACTTACGGAAATTTGTTTGACAAAGAACCAGAAACAAAACAAGTAGAAATAATTACTGTAACAGAACCAGCACCTATATATCACCCACCTTTACCAGAGGTTCTAAGTCCAGCAGAAATAAAATGGAAAGTGTTAAATCCAGAAACAATGAGGAATTACATCGAAGATTACGACAAAGGTGATGCACCTGCTGTTGCATACTACAGTTTGACTGCACAAGGCTATCAAAATTTATCTAACAATATTGCAGACATAAAAAGGTATATAAGACAATCTCTTACTATAATAGAATATTACAGAGAGAACGATCAGACTAATCAAGAGGTGAAAGATAATGAGTAAATCTCCAGATGCTTTTGTATACAGAGCAACGCTAGATCGCGTTGTAGATGGCGATACTTTTGATTGTATATTAGACCTAGGGTTTGATGTAAAACTCCATAAACAGCGCGTTAGGCTTCACGGTATTGACACCCCCGAATCACGTACTAGAGATTTAGCTGAAAAGAAACTAGGATTAGCTGCAAAAGAAAGGTTAAAAGAACTTTGTAAAGGATCTTTCAAAGTTAAATCTCTTGGCAAGGGCAAGTATGGCCGTATACTCGGTATTCCTTATACAGAAGATGGTGAAGATATTTGCCAAATGTTGATAAAAGAAGGACATGCAGTAGAATATCACGGTGGTAAGAAAGTAAAAGTATGGGGAGATTACTGATGAATATTTCAGAAGAAGGTTTGTCACTTATAAAGAAGTTCGAGGGTTGCGAACTCAAAGCCTATAGATGTGCTGCAAATGTTTTGACTATTGGTTACGGCACAACAAAAGGTGTCACCGAGGATATGGAAATAACCAAAGAAGAAGCAGAGTCAATCCTAAAAGAAGAAATGCATGAATATGAAGGTTACATCAACGATATGGTTAAAGTGCCTCTGAAACAAAACCAATTTGACGCGATGGTATCTTGGGTATTCAATTTAGGCAGTACAAACTTATCCTCTTCTACTTTATTGAAAAAATTAAATAATTCAGAGTATGATGAAGTACCAAGCCAAATAAAAAGATGGAACAAAGCAGGCGGTAAAGTTCTTGATGGTTTAATCAGGCGTAGAGAGGCAGAGGCTCTTTTGTTTGAAGGTAAAGAATGGGAAAACGTGTAGATGCCATTTACAAAAGTACAATTTAGACCTGGTATATATAGAGAGGGAACTGCTTACGATAACGAGGGCGGTTGGTTTGATTGTAACTTAATTAGATTCAGAGATGGCAGAGTAGAAAAATTTGGCGGTTGGGAAAAATTATCAAGTCAAACATTCTTAGGTAACGCAAGAGCCTTACACAATTGGTTAAGTCTTGGCAGTAATTTGTATCTTGGTATAGGAACTACTGTCAAATATTACATAAAAGATGGCGATAACTATAACGACATCACACCAATACGCAAAACTTCAACCAACAGTATAACTTTCTCTGCAACAAATGGCTCTTCAACTATTACGGCAACTGATAGCTCGCATGGAGCAGTACAAGGTGATTTCGTCACTATTTCAGGCGCAGTCAGTCTTGGCGGCAATATAACTGCTGCTGTTTTAAATCAAGAATATGAAATAGCTACAACACCTAGCGCAGACACATACACTTTTGTCGCTAAAAATACGAGTGGTGTGACTGTAACAGCGAACGCAAGTGACTCTGGCAACGGAGGTAGTGGCGTTGATGGCAGTTATCAAATAAATGTTGGTCTTGATGTATATGTGACATCTGCTGGATGGGGTTCTGGCACTTGGGGTGCTGGAACTTGGGGTTCAACAAGCGCACTGTCAGCTAACGGACAACTAAGATTATGGACGCACGATAATTTTGGCGAAAATTTAATTATAAATCCTAGAGGTGGCGGTATATACAGGTGGGTAGAAAACAACGGAACATCTACAAGAGCTGTAGAGCTTGCAACGACGACAGGTGCAAATTTAGTTCCTACCGTTGGATTACAGGTACTTGCATCTGAAGTTGATAGGCATTTAGTAGTATTAGGTGCTGACCCAATATCAGGCAGTACGCGCACTGGCGCAGTTGATCCGATGTTAGTCGCTTTTTCCGATCAAGAAAACGAACTGGAATTTGAACCATTAATCACTAATAGTGCAGGTTCTGTAAGGCTATCAAGCGGTTCTCAGATAATCGGTGGCGTAAAATCTAGGCAAGAGATAGTAATATTCACTGACACATCTGTATATAGCATGCAATTTGTAGGGCCACCATTTACTTTTGCTATTAATTTAATAAATGAGGCTAGTGGATTGATAGGGCCAAAAGCTGCTGTCGTTGATGAAAGTGGCGTATATTTTATGAGTTATGGTGCTTTCTACGTCTATAACGGTTCAGTACAAAAATTACCTTGTTCCGTTAAGAATTATGTCTTTTCAGATATAAACGACGGTCAAGCATTTAAAATACATGCTTTTACAAATCTTGAACACAACGAAGTTGGGTGGTTTTATCCATCATCCTCTAGTACAGAGATTGATAGATACGTAATTTACAATACGCAAGAAAAAATCTGGTATTACGGTAATTTATCTAGGACTGCTTGGTTGGACTCTGGTGTTGTCAGCTATCCACAAGCTGCAAGCAGTAATCACATATTCCAACATGAGGTAGGCTTTGACGACGATGGTAGTGCAATGACAGGTGTGTTTGTTGAATCAAGCGATTTTGCAATTGACAGTGGCGAAAACTTTACTTCTATATCATCTTTAATACCAGATATTAAGTTTTTACAAGATCAAAACGGTGGATCTATCAATATAGTAACCAAAGTGAGAAACTTTCCAGGTGATTCTCTCACTACGGAAGCAACCTCGGAAATTAGTTCATCTACGCAAAAAAAAGATATAAGAGCTAGGGGTAGGCAAGCAGTTCTTCGTGTTGAATCAAACGACGATCAATCTGGAAATGGGAATTTATCAATCGGGTGGAGATTAGGTACAACTAGGTACAATATAAGACCAGATGGTAAAAGATAATGGCGAAGCTCTTAGAGACTCGTCTGCCAATAGAATCAAACGATTTTACCAGAAGAGAGATATTTAATAGATTAGTAAGAATATTAGAAATAAACTTAGGTAGTTTTGATCCCAATAACACACCGCAGTTTAACGATCAGCAAATAAGCACTTTAGCTTTTAAACAAGGTGATGTAATATGGAACACATCTATTGGCGTGTTGCAAGTATATACGGGCAACAAATGGATACAGCTTCATAATCCAGCTAATCCACAAGGATATGAACTGCAAGCAAATATAGGGAGTGTTTCTGTCAAAACTAATGGAAATATTTCTATAAATGTGTGATATTCCTAATAATATTATGTGGCTGGAAAATATATGTTAAGTACCATAACAAACGCAATAACATCTGTCTTTAGTAATAAAGCAGCAAAAGACGCAATCATAAATGCAGCGATCACCAAAGTTGCAGGCGGTTCTGATAGAGCTGCTATTACAGCAGGACTAGGCACATTCGCCTCTCAAGAATATGGGATACCTGGAATACCAGATTTTCTAGGAACGCCACCAATCAATCCCAACGCTCCTGATCCGAGATCATTTGCCGAGGCACAAAAAGGTATCATTGCTGGCATAGAAGAATTTGATAGATTGATTGAACAAGCTGACAGAGTTGGAGATCCAGCGTTAGCGAATGAATATGCAAAAGGCAAAGGAGCTTTACAAAAACAACTTGCAGATATTAATAAACAAATTGCTACAACAACTACACCTGTTAAAACTGGAGGGACACCAGAGTTTATAAAAAATATTGGTGATTATTTTGGTTTCGGTGGATTAGAAGATTTAAAAGAAAAATACTTAGATAAAGATAGTAGATTTAGAACACCATTAGGTAAAGGACTACCATCACCTTCAGGTTTGGCTTTACCTGCTTTTTTGGGTCTTTTAGCGTATGATCGAGCAAAAGATAAAAGAGGTGGTATTGCACTAACTCCACAAGTGATGATGGATTCACTAGGTAGATACCAACTAGCAAGCGATATGGGGACTGGCGGTACAAGAGCAGAATTTGGTCTTGGGCCTAAACCTTCAGTTTTAAATGTAGCTGGTGGCGGTGAAATTAACAGACAATATTTTAATCAAGGCGGTATAGCCGAACTTGATATGAGAGATGGTGGAGAATCAGCAGGTCCTGGAACTGGCACATCAGATGATATACCAGCGATGTTAAGCGATGGTGAATATGTAATGACTGCAAAAGCAACAAGAGGTGCAGGTGCATTTGATCTATCAAAATCAGATTCAGGCATCACTCTAGTAAAAACAGATAACCCAGACAGAGAACGCGGTGTAGCAAACATGCGCGAGTTAATGAATATATTTGAGGAAATTTAATGGAAGTACCAGTAGGCATGAATCCTGTTGTTTATAATGTTGAAAGAACAAATGAGATATCTGACCCATTTGTAAGAGAAGCATACTTTGGATCACCAGATACACCAGGAATAATATCTCAAGCTATTGATGCAGCAAATAGAGTATATGGTACACCTACCCCTATACAACAAACAGCAGGCTTATCGCCACTAGAATTAGAAGCGATGCGAGGAGCATACGCAGGAATTGGTTCTTTCCAACCATTTCTAGATGCAAACCAAAGAGCAATACTAGAAAGTTTTGGTTTGACTAGAGATGCAACTGGTGTGGCAAGACGCGCTGCGGATATGAGATTTGATCCATCAACGATGATTCAAGACTATTTTGATCCATATGAAGATAGAGTGGTACAGCAGACAATAGATGATGTTTTCAAAGCTGGCGAGATAGCAGATGTTGCACAAAGAGCCAGGGACATCCAAGCTGGTGGTGAGTCAGCATTTGGATCAAGAGCAAGACTTACAGCCAAAGAAAGAAGAGAAGCACTCAGCAGAGGACTTGGACAGGCACTTGCAGGCATACGTTCTGGTGGATTTAGAGATGCCAGAAGCGCAGCCAGAAGCGATTTTGGCGATCAGAGGTCTGCGCAGGAAAGATTTGGAAATTTCTTAACTGGTGCTGCTACAGGTATTGCAGGATTAGGTGGCCAACTAGGAGGACTAGGCAGTCAAGCTGCAAACCTTGCTAAAGAACAAAGAGATGAATTAGCAAGGTTAGGAGGGCTGGCAAGAGGTGTTAAACAAACTGGACTAGGCAGAGCATTTGCAGCGCAGACCGCAGATAGATTTGCACCACTCTCTGCTGCAAGTTTTGTTAAAGGTTTCTTACCGACATATCAACCAGGAAGAACTCTAGTTACACCAACATACGGTATGCCTCAAGATCCTTTAGCAGCAGGTATCGGTACATTCTTAGGAACGTACGGAGCGTTAAGCAACACTGACCGAGAAAAAGAAAACCCTTACACAAAAGCAGCTAAAGTATACCAACAATCATCAGGTATCGTTTAAAATGAATGTTTTACAACGTAGAATGTTTTCAAATGGGGGTGATGTAAATATATCATCAGAAATGCAAACATATTTGGATGAAATTGGTGTAGACCCAACAGGTAAAACGGTTGACCAAATCAAATCTGAAGTAGATCAAGCAATACAAGATGAATATGCTGATTACAGCAAACTTTTATTTGATCCTAGCGATCCATTAGATTATGTTTCTCTTGGATTGATGGCTACTGGTGTAGGAGCTGGAGTGGGGACTGGTATAAAAGCATTGAGGAAAGGCAAAAAGATACAAAAAATCGCACAGATGATTAAACAAGCTCGCGAAAGAGCTGCCAAAATTTTTAGAGAAAACCCAATAACATCGACTGCTATAGCAGGCGGCGTAGCTGTACCTTTAGTAGATGTAGCGACAGATTTCGAGGAACCTCCCGATATGGTACCTCCTGAAAATATAACAGCGGAGCTTGCTGATCTTACAGAACAAGAACGTATTAAAAAACAAAACCAAAGTAAAAAACAACGTGAAGTGGATGCCGCAAGAGCTGCAAAAGATGAAAAGGATAAAATCAACGAAACCCTTCGTATTTTACAAACAAGAGCAGGAGAGTTTGACGAAGCCGAAAAAGAAAGAATATCACAAGAAAGAAGAGACAACGCATTTACTCTAATGCAAGAAATAGGATCTGCGATGGTAGAAACTGGTCAAATTGACAGAGGGTTGGCGTTAGGAGCAACAAGAGCCTCAAAAAGAATAAGTGAAGAGAAGTTGGCTGAAGAACTAGCTAAAAAGGAAGCTCAGGAAAAACTTGCTGAAGAATCAAAATTATCTGAATCAGATTATTTAAAAATTACAGAAAGATACCAAGAATCTGCAAGAACTTTATCAAAGCAAAAAAACCTAGAAAGAATAATACAAGGGATGGAACAAGCAATTTCAACAGGTAATGTAAGTGGTGCAAGAGGGGCTATAGGTAGGCTTATAGACGATGTAGCAGGTTTTTCAGGTATAGGTGATGACATAGTAGGTGCAGCAACTAAGGCGGTTGCCGACGGAAGATATTTAGAGGCTCAAGCTATACAAGAAATACTACAAGAATCAGGAAGAACCATATCTGACAGAGATAGAGATTTAATTCGTCAGATGATGGCAAATTTAGAAAGTTTATTTACAGGTAAAGGAGAAGCCTTAGACGCGCTTTCAAAAGTTAAAATTAATATTAGAGATGCTATGCAGGCTAGTAAATCTGATATTGACGCTTTAAAAAGTAGATACGGTGACAAAATACCAGAACTATCTAACTACGATAGAATTTATAGTATAAATCCACAGACAAGAGAGGTGGATGAAGATGATGCCGTATTACAAGCGGACGAAATAGATGTCTAAGAAAATTAGACTGCCTAATGGTCGTTATATAAAGGTAAAAACTAATGACCTTCAATTAGCCAAAGAACGAGCCGCAGAATACTATCGCCAAGGTGGTGAAGGCTTTATAGATGCTAAAACTCAAAGGTTAGCCGAAGCATACGACAGTAATTTCGACTACGATACAGGTGTAGATGCTCCTTGGCTTAGAGCTAAACTAGGAGCGCAAGAAACTTTACTTGGAAAAGAGAAAGTTTTAGAAGAAGCCGTAGGAACGAACGGGTATACGATAGATAGTTCGGGTAAGCTTGCTTTGACACCGTTAGGCTTAGAAAGAATGGGTATACCTACCTCCACTAATCAAAACGTAGTAATAGATGAAACTGGTTTTGGTTTTGGAGATTTAGCAGATTTTTCTGGCGTAGTAGGGCCAATAGTGGGATCTATAGCAGGGTCAATAATAACGAGAGGCAGAATAAAACCAAAAGTCCCTGGTATAAAAACTAAAACACTTATGGACATAGGTAAAATATCCGTGGGTACAGGAGCAGGTGCAGTAGCAGGAAAATCCAGTGAAGAAGCTTTGGAGTATGTCACTGGATTACAAGATCAAAGTCCTGGAGAATTAGCTGAATTAGCTGCTCAAGAATTTGCAATAGGAGCTGGTGGAGAATTTGCCTTTGGTGTTGGTGGAAAACTACTGAAATCTGCATTTGGGCAAAATGCTATAAACGTACAAGGGGCGCAAATAGGTAGGGACAAACTTCTTAAAGCTTCTGCTTTAGCAGGGCCAGGTGTGACAGATGGTAATGATGTTTATAAAGGTGCCGTCGCATTAGCAGCATTAGAAAGTCCATTAATAGGTAGGTTACAACCAATTTTAGAGACTATAGGTGGTTCTAAATCAAGAGTGAAAGGTTTAGAAGACACTTTGATAGCAACTTTAAAAAATAATTACAGAGCCACAAACGATTTGACGGAGCAGTTTAGTAAATCTGTAGATGAAATTAAAGCTTCAGGTTTTGCAGACGCAGCATCTGATGTGGTTGCAGGCAGAGCAATACGGGAAATTTTAGAAAAACAAGAATTATCTGCACGTAAAGCATTAGATGTAGCTGAATCCAAATTAGATGAAACAGTTAGTAATATTTTGAGAAATATGGATGCTTTCGCAACGCCAGCTACCACAGAGACTGGCTTCGCAATAAGAGAGTTTACTGAACAAGCTTACAAGAGTTGGAAAGATACTTCTGATGATTTATATGCTCAAGTGAATAAATTTTTTGAAAAAGATGTAAATCTTGTTGATTTAGCTGCTGAATCTGGTAAATCTGTAGAAGAATTTTCCGCTTTACTACCAAGAGGAGGCAAGATAACCGAACAGCTTGAATGGATAGATGCCACACCAATTAGAACATATGCAGATTTACTTGACGCAAAATTAATAGGTAAAGGAGTATCTGAAGAAGACGAAATTAGAAAAAGTTTACAGTTTTTAAAAGATTTAGGTGGTAACGATAGCACTATTTCATTAGAAAATTTATTAAGAATAAGGTCTGATCTAGCAACTAAAGCAAGAGCTACATCAGAGGGTGTAGATTTTGCAAAGTTTTCGGATATGGAGAGATCAAATTTTTTAGATTCTATAGATCGTATAATAAACAATCTTGCAGATGGTGACGAGTACGCAGTCAAACTATATGCAAATGCGGTAGGTAGAAGAAGAGTTACAAAACAATTAGCCAACAAAGTTAAATCTCACATGGATGCCTTAAAAATTGCAAACTCCTATTTTGCAAGAGGCTTACAAGCTTTTGATAGGCCAACTTTTAAAAGCATTTTGAATGACGCTCAAGCAGGTGGATTTGACACTGACCAAATATTAACTAAAGTCCTCAAAAAAAATAACGGTCAAGATTTGAAAAGATTTTTAGATACTTTAGATTTTAAAACGGCTGGTATAAGAAAACAATATGACGAACTTGGAAGAGTATCTCGTTCAGGTGAACCAAGCAGAGTGCCATTCTTAAAAGTAGGTGGTGAAGACATACTTGCTAAAGCAGATATAAAACTAAATCAAACTGTTTTTGAAAATAAAGAACAAGTCAGAAACATGTTGCAAAGAGAGTTTATTAGGAACCTAGTCAAGAATATAAATCGTACAGGCAACATGAATTACAACAAATTAGCTAACGCCATAGATGGATATGGCACTACTGCTGATGAATTGTTTGGAGGTTCGGCTGCTAAAAATGAGTTTTTAAAAACACTTAGAGATACAGAAGAACTCGTAAACGTAGGATCACTAGATGAATTCAATAATCTAATAACTAGCAAAAGTTCAGCTCAAGGTATACAAGATGCTTTAAAAGAAAGAATTATGGCACAAGCTGATTTACAGGACATACAAAAATTAGATGTATTTAGAAGAATACAAAGAGGAACAATAGATTCTGAAGAAATAGTAGCAAAGATATTTAAGCCAGCAAGTTCTGATGAAATTGTAAAAGTAAAAGAATTGTTAGGTGGGCCAGAATCTGAGGCTTTCAAACAGTTTCAAGAAACGGCGATGCGTAAAATATTGCAAGATGTTGTAAACCCAGGAGAGGATGTAATAACAAAACTTTTTAACGATGGTGCATTTGTAAAAGCGATTGATAGGTACGGAAGCGAAGTTTTAGAACAAACTTTTGGTGAAGAACAAGCGAAAGCTTTAATCAAAGCAAAAGACGTGGTGAAATTTGCGATGGATGGAGAAAGGGCTGCTGGCGGTGGATCATTATTTACACAAGGTTTCTTGTTCAGATACATCTTTGATCCAATAAGAGCAACTGGAGTATTTACCCCAATAAGAATCATGGCTTCTCTTTTAGGAAGACCACAGGTTATCAAATGGCTTGCTGGAGATGTGTCTAATAAAGAGTTCGCAAGACAAATACCTACTTTACTTGATTACTATGGTGTGGCTTTCCCAGCTGCAAAAGTTGGCGCATCACAACTTGGTATCAGGGAAGTTGTAGAAGGAGTAGAAGAAGGCGAAAGATTTTTAGAAACAGATGGTATTGATCCGAGAGCTCCGTTAATAGGTGGCAGTCAAACTATGACTAGACCTCCTCAAGTATCTTTAGACATTCCTGATGTTCAACCTATCGCAAGTGCGCCTAGTAGCACTAGACAAGGCACTCCAATCGGCCCAACATTATTACCAAACCCAAGAGATCAAGAAATCGCTGAGTTACTCAGACGAGTTTAGTTATAGTTAATCCCAAGTTCTTCTCTATCAAATCCTAAAGGTTTATCTGACAGACAATCCAGTTCGTTCCTGGAAAAGTGTATATATGGCTCTGAGTCTTCTGGTAGTTGCGGTTCAGCTATCGTACCGAATCTGACATCATATACTTTATTTTTATCCCAAGTGTGTGAATACACGCTATCAGTCATAGCAAACACAATTACGAATGGATGATTGGTAGCTAAAGATAAAGCACCGCCCATCCTGAGTTTAGACGCGCTCAATAACAGCGTATCGTATCTATCAATACCGAAGCTGCGACACTTAACTTCTAACCAGAATGATGACTGTTTACTTTCGCACCAGTAGTCCAATCCGTATGATACTGGTAGTTTATTGCAACTGACTCCCCATAATCCCTCTATAAAACCAGCGACTCTTTCTTCTCTTTTTTGGTCGTTGATCGTTTCCATTTTTGGTTTTGCGTTCATTTACCCTCCTAGTCTTCAAAGAAGTCTGGATCTATCGCTACTATCCTTTTCATTGGCCTACCAGAAGTTTTTGTACGCACACTCTTCTCTTGTATCTCGCCTGCGTTCATCAATCTTTTAATAATTTCTTTAACCTCAAACGACTTCATTGATCTAAATATTTCTCTTCTGTCGATATCTCTCTTACTGATACCGATTTCTCCTTGCGTCCTGATGAAACTCAAGACTTGTTTTATTCTGCTTTCCATCTCTGACCCTGCGACTTTATCCTCACATGTATCAATCATTATCTGATCGTAGTAATTTACATAATTTATTGCCCATTCTGTCATTTCACCCGATATAACTTTTGAATTTGGGTTTTCGGACATCTGACATATCAAAGCCAATCGCATCGCTTTCTCTTTTGTTCGCGACAAAAGGACTTCTAGTCCATCTTTCTCTAATTTGTCTTGTTGTCTTATCAAATCGTGAGCAAGGACATTCAACAAATCTAGTGAGTGCTGATCAAATTTTACAACTCTTTGTTTTAAATCTAATTCTGAATTATTTATTGCAACCTCTTCCATTTCATTTCTTGGTTGTCTGACCCTTCTTATCCATTCGCATATGTCGTAATCAGGTTCGCTGTAAGATACTAGCCTACCGACTGCTCTTGGTAACTTTGATTCCACAACAATAAATCTATTTAAAAATCCATCTACGATACGACCAGTAGATAAAGCACCATAAAAGTTACGTGGTACTGACATACCTATCAAAGTGATTGCAGGTTTCATCGTAGAGCGATTTAGAGCCTCCTCCTGCTGTTTTGCGGTCATATTCATAAGAGAGTAGTTGTCAGGTCTTAAAGTGCCGTGACAGCGACCCCAGGACTCCATAAGCACCTGTAAAGCATCCTCTTTGTTTGAGTTCGATGATTTGGCGATACTTTCTAATCTTTTACCAAATTCATCCATCACAGTGATGTGTGTTGGTTTATGTCTGAGTAAACTGTAAACAGCACCCGAACTGGTGTATCCATCGCCTGCCATAATGTCAGCGTGTCCTGATGCGTCTAATATTGATTCTATTGTAGTTTTTACGTTTTCTTTCCCTTGTCCTGATTTTGCAATACACATAAAAAACAAAGACGAGAAGTTGTTCATATCTGTTCTGTATATACGACCAAGTGCAACAGATCCAAAAGCAAGTGCTGTTTGTAAAGATAGTGCAGGTTGTTGTATGTGTGCAATCCTCTGAGAATATTCGTAAACATTTTTGAGTATGCCTGGTGGATTGTATAAATCTTTTGGTTCTTTAATTGTGTATTGATTTTTCTTGAATAATGGTGCTTGTTGATTTTTTCTTTGGTGAGTTTTTAATATGGAATTGACTGTCGTTGATATTTCATTTTTTGATAGCGGCGGTTTATTTTGCAAGTTCCATTGTTGAACAAAGAATTCAACCATTTCAATACTAACACCTTTAGCAATCAAGTTGCCTGCCAATCTAGCTGCATTGTCATTACGACTGCCTTGAACAACACCATCCATCGAAAAAGGAGTTGATATTGGTTTGCCGTTTATTTTTTCAGCACCTGTTATTTGAATCCAGTTTTCTTTGGTGAAGTCTGGTAAATCGCTAGTATCATGCCAATCCCACCCAGGTATGAACTTTGGTTCATATATAGCACCTGTAGCATGTATGTTGTATGGTGCAATAATTAATCCGCCTGTCCCTCTGATATCAATCAGTTTTGCAGGGTCACTTGAGTTTGTTCTTCTTGCAACGTAGGTCGTATAGTTTTCTGGATTATTGTAGTAATAGTGCATACCCTTACCAGTAACAACCTTACAAGGTGTGTTTGGCAAATTCTTTTCTGCCCAAATGACAGCTTCTGGTGTATCTGCATCTACGACGATAAATTTACCGCATATCAAAGCGACAACAAGATCGTCACGACCCTCAAACCATTTTGTTATTTGTTCTTCGCTTGGCTGTTTATCTTTAAATTGCTGCCAACCGCCTAGTTCTTTTGGCGGTACTTTATTATGACGCATTAACGGTACTGGTGAGTATCCATGTTCCAGATATGCCAACGCAAGATCAAGCGCAGTATCCTGCGCAGATACTTCTATGTTAAGCACTAGCTTTCTTTCTTAGTTTCGTCTATTGGCCCATAAATAGATTCAAAATCTAATTTACCGCCAGTATTCTTTATAATGATTTTTGCTTGCTTAATGGAGGGTTGTCTTCTGCCGTATCTATATGCTTTTGCAGTTCCTGGAGTACATTCAAACAGTTTTGCTGCTGCCTCCGTACCCATGAATTCTATGTATTGTCTCAATGTGTATCTTTGCACCTCTCTCTCCTTATATTCAGGTTCAAATCCCTCTTGATAAAGGGTCTTGAGTATGTCGTTTGATAGTTCTTTTTGTCTAAAATAATAATTTGTAATCCATTGTTTGTTTTTTGTTTTGTTCATGCTACAATAAGTCCCAATTGAGTGAAAAACTAAGTGTAGCTCAATTTGTTATTAAATAAAAGTTAAACTTTAATATAATTTTCATGGAGAAAGATATGAACGATAGTATATTATCACGTATAAAAACTCCAAACGAACTTGTGGAACAACAGGGTGCTAAGTTGCTGATCTACGGTGAGTCTGGAGCAGGAAAAACGACTTCTCTCAAAACTGCACCTGGTAAAACCTTAGTTGTAAGTATGGAGAGTGGTTTATTATCTATTAAAGATGCTGACAATTTGACGGCGATTGAAGTCAAAGAAGCATCCGAAATAGAAGAGATAGCACAAATGTTAGAAAACGGCACACTCGAATACGATACAGTATGTTTGGATAGTATTACCGAGATGTCAGAGATTTTGTTATCTCAGGAAAAAGCAAAATCAAAAGATCCACGAAGAGCATACGGAGAGGTAATCGAAGTAATGATTAAAACTATGCGTAGGTTTAGAGATTTGCCAATACATGTAGTTTTTATTGCCAAACAAGCAAGAGAACGTGACGAGGCAACTGGCATGTTTCATTATCAACCGATGATGGTGGGTGCTAAGTTACCGACACAAATACCTTACTTTTTTGATGAAGTGCTAGTCCTCAGAACTTTTGACGACGAAACTAAAGAAGGTAATAAGATTGTCAGTCGTTGGTTTCAAACAAGGGTGGGACAAAACTACATAGCGAAAGACAGAAGTGGGAAGTTAGCAGAGTTTGAAGAACCTAACTTAACTAATATTATTAACAAACTAGGATTTGCATCAGGGGGTGCAGTATGAGCGATTTTGAAGGATTAGATATAAACATGGAAGAAACAGAAAGCGGTTCATTCATACCAGAGGGCGAATACCCTTGTATTATAAATGTATCCGAAATAGCAACTTCACAGGCAGGTAACGATTACCTAAAATTAGAACTATCAGTAACTGGTGAGAAATACAATGGTTGGAGAGTGAGGAAAAACTTCAATCTTTGGTATAAACATGCAGATGCAGAAAAACAAAGTAAGACCAGAGGTTACGCTAATAAAGATTTTGCACGTTTTTTGAAAGCATGTGGCATGGATAAACCACCAAAAAGTCATGTTGCCTTACAAGGTAAAGAAGTAATCTGCAAGTTAATAGTAAAAGAAGCGGAAGAGGGATCGGAGTACGGGCCAAGTAATGAAGTACAATCTTTTAGTAAAATAGAAAGATTGACTCCTCCGAAAGCATCTAGCTTGCCACCGAGCATGTCAGAGGACAAAGAGAAGGAAGATGATACTCCAAAACCACCTTCTTTATAAATCCACACGGCTCGCTAGGGGTCGAAGAGTAAAGTGTTCTCCATACCCTAATCATCGCACTTTCTCGACCTAGCAAAGTTGTACCTTATTGCTACGAGGCTCCTCCTATATGGCCTTATTGAACAACCTTGGTGCAGTTGTGTAGCGAAACGCACCTTTTTTTATAAGGAGAGATTTATCAAACCAAGTTCAGCAAAAGCAAAAGGCAGACTGCTACAACAGAAGTTTAGAAATATGTTAGTAGATATTCTTGGACTTGACGAAGATGATCTTGAAAGTCGTCCGATGGGGAGTGCTGGTGAAGACATAATTATGGGCAAGCAATCCAGAGACAAGTTTCCCTACAGCATCGAGTGCAAGAACCAAGAGGCTATCAATATCTGGAAGTCCTACGACCAAGCATCAAAAAACTGTAAAGGGTATGAGCCTTTAGTTGTTCTCAAAAGGAATAGAAGTAAAGTATTGGTTTTATTAGATGCAGAACATTTTGTAAAACTGCATAAAGACTAATAAATATTTTCGTCAATTAATTTTTGTAAGTACCACCAGGCTTTTCGTAAATCTTCGATACCATTATCATGTTTCTTTTCGTATCTCCACAAGTATTTAATACAACACGCTTTTAGATGCGCCTTGAATTGATCGTGCGTCATACTGGCTTTGATGGCATCAATACATTGTATCTCGCCTTCGCTTTTGTAGTGGTCAGGGTTTATATTGTCTTTAATTTTATTAGGTGGTCTCATTTTCTAAATCCAAGGTCACGATATTCGGACTATTGTAAATTGTTGGTTTATTACCCTTCATACATCTTTTGATGTTATCCAGGTGCGTGTTCATTGTTTCCCAAGCAACATCCATTTGCTTATCTGTAATTATGAATACCTTACTTGCGTATGGCGGTTTCTTTTCTTGAGCAACAAATACAAATTCTTTTACTTTATAGCCTGCAGCTTCCATACCGCGTCTATACCAAGACGCTTGTTCTGCATAGCCATACTTCAATACAGAATCTCTGAAATACTCAGGAGAGCAACTGTAAGTGGTTTTGTAATCCACAACTACAATTTCATGCGGTTTATGTGGGCTTCTTGGTTGGCAAATAACATCAGGACGGCATTTGCAAAGAACTTCGTCTTCATACCAGTAAAATGATGCTTCGGCAATTTTGCCCTCACCATTCAAATACATATCACCCTCTGGAATCATGTGGTCACGCATCGCCATAATATCTTTGTATTCGTTTTCTTTAATACAGCACATACCTCGATCTAGTATGTCTTGTTTAAGTTCTTTGTTTATTTTGGTATATGGAGATCCAACAATTACTCCAACGTCTCTGGAAAAAGCATCTTCACCCTCTACAAGAAGAGAGTGCGCTGCTGTTCCAAAATTCATAGCTGCTGTTGTTTCTTGTTCTAATTCAAGCGCGTGTAACTGGCTCTCACCAAATTTACGCACGTAAGATGAACTGATACCTATATCTGAATGATAATCTTCATTTGATATACCAGTATAAATAAAAGCATCACCGCGCTTCTCACATTTGTATTGATCTAATGGGTGTTTCATTTGGTTCTCCTAAAATGGAAGACTATCAAGATCGTCGTCAAATTCGTCTTCATCAAAATGTACTTTCTTCTTATCGTTTTTATCTGGCGGTGGATACATATTTAGTTTCCGTTCAAACTCAAAATAATCTGCGTCATACTCTGTATAATCCAGCAAAGCTGTTTGAATTAAATCTTCATTGAAATAAGGTTCAGGCCAAAATCCAAACCTGTTATATATGGTTTGCATGTTTTCTTGAAATGACTTTTTATTGTCATACATGGGTTTACCGATAGATAGCCAGTATTTTCTTATTTCTCTCAACCCTTCTTTGTCGCCCTGGTAAATTATATCGTACTCAGTTTTTTCGTATGGCAAGTATATGTAACCGCCTTTATTACGATTGAAGACGTAGCACTTGATGGGTTTACCTATCGTCATTTATCAGTCTCCTCTCTGATTCTTTATAGACATCTTCAAATACAATAGGGTATCTTTCTCTTAATACAGTCAAAGCGTATGCCATTCTGTTCATTGATTCGAGGTCGCTGCAAAATAATTCTGTAGATTCGAGATCAACAGGTTCAAAGCGTACAGGCATTTTGATTTTTTTTGGCTTAACGGTTATCTTTTTTGGGACTGCAATATCTTCAATAGTTTTGTTTAGTTCTGACATTTAATTCTCCAATTAAATTGTATATTTTAGAACATTGTACTTTATTACATCTTTATAAGCAACATTTTGAATAACTATATGAAGTAACAATATGTTGAAATAAATATTTACATATGTTTATAATAAAGTATTGGGTAAGACAGGAACTACATACCATAAAAACACACATACCCCCTGTCTTGCCCTTTCTTTAAATCAATATGGAGAAAGGTATGCCAAGATTAAATAACTTTCAAATTTTCGTTCGTAGAATGTATTATCAAAATTGCAGAGAGCGTAGAGACAACGGACAAAAACCTTACTTTGATTGGGAAGAATACTTGAGTAAAAACGAAGAATTTTTAAAACAAAAATACCAGGAGAAAAAAGATGATGTGTCCTAAGTGCGATGAAGGCTATATTGTTACGCAAGAAGCCGAGCCAGATATAGGTATTCCAAAAGTACATTACTGCGAAGAGTGTGATGAGGTATATGATGAATATGAAATCGACGAAATTAGGTATGACTTATGAGTAAGATAATCGTCAAAAGTCCTAAGATTTATCAATACACTCTCTTGAACATAGTCAAAGATATTATAAACAAAGAACCACTGGACGAAATGCAAAAAGACAGTCTTATTTCAAAGGTGGAGTTATTGCAACAAAACGAGCCTATAATCGAATTGGAGAAATAATATGGCCAGATTCACAGATAACACTATTTATAACGAAATGATAATGTCAATCATAGGCATATTTTCTAAACTTGATATAGAAACTCAAATAATCACTGTTAAGACATTGGCGCAAACCATTGAAAGACAGCACAATATTACTCAGATGGAACGAGAATCTTTCGAAGAGAAAGAACATTTGCTGCGACAGCAACATGAAATGATGCAAGCATTGTCTGATTTAGAAGATAAATCAGGTTTATATAAGTGAAACCTCAAGTAGTTTTAAGTTTATTTGATGGTATGTCTTGCGGTCAGATTGCTCTGAATCGTTTAGGCATACCCATCAAAACATATTACGCATCGGAAATAGATCCATACCCAATCAAAGTCACCCAAGCAAACTATCCACATACAGTACAGTTGGGTGATGTCAGAGATATATCCTTAGAATCATTACCAGAAAAGCCAGATATTATACTGGCTGGCTCTCCTTGTACTGGATTTAGTTTTGCAGGTAAGAGATTGGCTTTTGATGATCCGCAATCGGTATTGTTTTTTGAGTTTGTCCGTTTACTGAAAGAGATCGAACCTAAATGGTTTCTTTTAGAGAATGTCAAAATGAAAAAAGAGTATCTAAATGTGATTACAGAACATGTAGGTGTTGAACCGATTCTATTAAATAGCGCGTTAGTCAGCGCACAAAATAGATGGAGATATTATTGGACAAACATTCCAGGAATTAACGAACCTGAAGATAAAGGTATTGTACTAAAAGATATATTGGAAAATGGTTTTGACAGCGAAAGAGATAAAAGCTATTGCTTAGATGCAAATTACTACAAAGGCAGTAGCGTAGAAAATTATTTTAAAAAAAGCCGTAGGCAAATGGTTTATCATGACGATACGAGTAATCTACCTGATAAATCATCTGTAATTAAATCCAATTACTACAAATCATCTAAGGCAAACTTTGAGAATGATAAAACAAAAGGCAGTAAGTTTTCAGCGACAGGTGTACCGCAAAAATTGCATAAACCCAAGCAAGTAGGAGTGGCTGCTGAGATAAATGGTCACGATATTTTGAAACGAGTGTACTCTCCTGACGGAAAATCGCCTACTTTGAACAGTTGTTCGGGTGGAAACAGAGAACCGAAGGTGGCGGTTAAATGTATGACTGAAGTAAGAACACCCGAAGCAAACAAAATAAGAGCCGAACATAAGAAAAGAACAGGAAAAGACTGGTCGCCTAGACACATGAGGCATTTGGTTGAACGAGATGACGATAAAACAAACACTCTGACAGCAAATACCAGTAAGCAACATATAATACAAATACAAAAAGACAGCGAGATGCGTTGGAGAAAATTAACACCGATTGAAGCGGAACGCCTGCAAACAGTTGATGACGATTATACTGCACACGTGAGTAATTCGAGACGCTATAGCATGTTAGGCAATGGCTGGACTGTAGATATTATTTGTCACATATTAAAAAACATGGTCACCGTCGAGCAAGGTGGCGAGGTAGCGGAGAGAAAAGGACAAATCGGGTTCGAATTTTGATATACTCCCGATATGGAAGAGAAAAAAACGCCTGATCTGAAGGTAGTATCACTTGAAGAAAGACGGCCTAAACCGAATCATATCGAGGGCAAAGAACGCCTAGATCTACTCTTTGAAGATTTTGTAAAGCGCGGTGCAAGACCTGAAATGGTCGCAGAAATGATACTGGCATACGGAATATGTGAAGTATTGAATCATTCGGCACGTCCAGAAATCGGGTTCGAATCTATCAGTCGGCTCTTAACTGACTCATTTAATCTAAATATTGAACAAGAATACATCTTTCCTGATAAAAATAGGAGTTTTGTCAGAAACGATACTGACGATGACAAAACTATCTAGTCTGAAGACCTTTATTTGTAAGGTTTTGGCGTTTTGTCAGTTTTGTCAGGATATCTGTCTTTCCTAAATAATCAGGGACAAAATGTAGAAAAATAAGAAAAAAAGAAAGGGTATATATATATTAATATGACAAAAAGGGGGTTTTAATAAATATATATACTTGTATCCCTTTGTTTTAGCGGATTTTGTTTTGGCAGACACATTCTGACAAAACTCTGACAAAATAAAAATAATATGACAAAACTATATATAGATTAGATTGTACGTATGAAAGTATTAGCTAATAAAAAGATAAGAGAATCGTTGCATCCAGATATACGAGAGTTGTTAGAGTCGGAAATGATTGTTAAGATAGCTGAAACATTTCCTGGAACAAGAATAGTATATGCCGAGAGACACATACATAAGAAAAAGTGTAAAAGTAGAACCGACACTTGAAGAAACAGATGAAATGCCTATCGAATATCTTAATCAAGATGAAAAGCATTTAACCAAACGACAAAGATTGCTCGTTTGGAATTTAGTCAACGATCCACAACTAACGTATGCCGAGGCTGCTAAGAAAGCAGGTTATAAAAATCCTATTGTAGTCGGGCGATATATGCGTAAGGATTCTAAAAGTAAATATGCGCACGTTCGTCGGGAATACGAGAGATTGATGGTCGAGGCAAAGAAGAAGTTTGAATTAACGCATGAACGTGCGGTTGAGGATCTGTATAAATTGAGAGATGATGCTTGGGGTAAAGGTGCATTTAACGCAGCTATTCAGGCTCAAGGATTGTTATTGAAGGTCGGGGGATTAATCGTTGATCGTCGGGAAGTATTGCATGGGAAGATAGATCAAATGAGTCGGGCAGATGTAGAAAGAAGACTCCAGGAATTACTTGGAGAAAAGTCAGTCGGGATTATTGAGAATAAGTCGGGAACTAAGGCCTTGGAAAATAAATGAGTAAAAGAAAAAAATTAACTACTGAGTCGGGTATCGAGGTTGAATACCTGATAGATGAAAATGGATTCCAGATATACGGAGATTATACAGACAGCGAATATCGGGAAATAATCCCGATAGTCGCCAGTCTAGAAGTAGAACAGAGATCATCTTAGATCGCTTTCTTTCGTTAGTATACTCCTCATAATATCCTCTACTGAGTCTACTATATCTATATATTCATCTTGCTTTTCTTCTGTCCTATTCCCTTCGTCATCATAAATCGGATCAAGTGAAGAATACTCAAGTATGTATTCAGATAACATTGCATATAGCTCTACCCACTTTTCATCAGGTATAATTGGTTTACTCATCAGAAATCTCCTTGTCTAAAATGTCTTTTTGATACTCTTTTCCAAACTTTACTATATCTTTCTAGCCAGTCGTATTGTTCTTGATTATTATAATTACCGCTTGATCTACTTTCAGATGCACATATATGTTCTAATCCGTTTTTTTCATAAAAGTTATTTAAGATATCGCACATATAATCAATCATCGAAAAATCTCTGCCTTTTGATTTAGTTATAAAAAGATGATGCTCTTCATTTTTCATCAGAAATCTCCTATCCATTTGTTAAATACTTCATCTCTTTCTTGTTCTGTTCTAAACCAAAAACATTCGGTATGATCATGTTCTTCATTATCGTAAGTGTAAATTCCGTAAGGTAAACCTTCGTTATCCTTCCAAACTTTTTTGCTTTGTCCCATTTTTTTGTAGTAGGTATCTAATTCTTGTTCCCACCAGTTCACTTTTTCAATTAAATTTTTATTGATCATCAAGAATCTCCTTAACTGTTATCTTAAATTCATAATCAGGTACTTCTAAATTATCAGAATTTAAAATTGTTCCACATTGACGTATGGTTTCTATGTTAATTTTGTATTTATCTTCGTTGAAATATTTTTCTGGGATCTCGCTGTTACAGTATGCCCAATCTACATTTGTTGCTATGATGTCTTCAAAGTAAACAATTTTTGATTTTTGCTCAGTCATCTTACTTTCTCCTAGTTTAATAAATATAATAGAATCCACCATTTCTGATGGATTCGATATATTCACTCCTCGTTTATATTTCTACCTTTATATTCTGGTATCTCATAATCAAAGTTATGAACAACTTCGGGCATTTCTACATTACATAATTTGATATATGCGTTCTTCAAATCTTTGTCTGTATGTTCGTTGATATGATTTTTTAGAGTATGTTGCAACTCAAATACTTCCTCTAAAGTAAAGTTTAATCTAGGCATTTTAATACCCCCTCATTACTGGGATTGTTTCCAATCCCTCAATTGAAGTAGCTAATGAGCCACCATCATTGCCTTCATCATCTGCCATTGGGAATATCCATGAGCCATCAGTAAATGTTATAGCTAAAGGTGCTTTATCCCACATCATTTCTTCAACCTCATATTTTGTTAGATATTCAACCTTGGCAATGGTTTTTCCCACCAGTTCTGATGAAATCTTCTTTTCCCATCTATCAGTAGTATTATTTTTACTCATGCTTGTTCTCCTATGTTATTAATAAAATTTATAAATGTTTGTTTCGGGAATGTATCATCAAGATAATATTCAGTTTTACCATTGAGTAAATCTTTGATGAATTTGATAACTTCTTCATCTCTCCATTTGAATAAATTAAGTTTATGATTGGTATGTTCCTCTAATATCCCAACTAATCCGTATAATGTTGGTTTGTTGACGAAATCAACCACCTCATTGAAGTACATGGTTTGAAATGAAAACTCAATGCCGTTTCCATAATCTCTTTCGTATGTTGCTGAAAATCGCCAATCTTCAAATTCAGATAAATCTTTATGACCAATACTAAGATATGCTTGTTGCCTACCTTCTTTTGTCGGGTGATTAATCCATATCTGATAGCCATTGTGAGAGAAACTTGGTAATTCATCATTTCCATAAGATACATTTTCCCATTCATCAGGAATATCTAAGTATCTGTAATAATCTTCCCAAGTGAGTTTTTTCTGATAATCTAATTCACTCAATATAATTTTTCTCCTATACATATTTTTTCTGGTAGTGTTGGCTAAATCAATGTTACCAACCTTGTGTAATAAAATAGAGTCAACAAAAACTTCTGTTTTTATTTCATTGTTTAGAATGTCGGTTAATATTCCACACTCAGAATCAGAGTCAAATGTATCAAACCAATCACACACATCTTCAAATTCAATGTGTTTTCTCATTACGCACTCTCCTTACCTAATACTTTGAATATTAAATCCCACGCTTTTTTATTGGGATTGATGAAGTCAACATTTTCTTTTAACCCTAAATGATGAATTTTTCTTCTCTTTGATATTGTTGCATCACGCAAATAATGTTTGTATTCGTGACCCCAGAAATACGCAATACCCATATATTTTTTTGTTCCAACATACGATTTATCTAAATTATGTAAGTCACAAAATGATTCAAAATCAATAACATTTAAATTGATACTGTAATTACTCATTATTGGCTCTCCTTGCAAAACTTTTTATAAGACAGATTCCAAGGATTGTCATTTTCTTTAAAGTCATCTTCAGTAAAAATGATAGTGTCGTACCCATAGTTTTTACCAACTTGCATGGCACTATTGAATACATCTTCACCTAATTTTTCTTTTAACCTTGGTAACTCGCTTTGATGTATTTCAACAAACTCACCATTAATACGATAACCATAACCTTCAAGATCAAACTCGTATCTGTCAAAATAGACGATTGTTGATTGTGTGAATTTCTCTTCTGGTTTATTCATTATTGGCTCTCCTTCAATTTATCAATCTCGTTAGTGAGAGCAAACATTTTTGGTACTCCATTCTTGAGAGTATCGTAAAAGTAGAATCCTTCCCATACCATTCCATCAAAATCGTGATCATCATAAAAGCACCATACAATTTCTTTATGCTCATGTATGATTGATAAATTATCTTGGATTGTTTGATATATTCGTTTTTTCAAATCATCTCCAATTACATCCGCATAATATAAACCAAAAATACATAATTGGTTTTCATCTGTCGGGAAACTAAAACTTGGCTCTAATTCTCCGTTATGATTTTCTAAATCATTTATCAGCCATAAGGTTTCATCTGTCAGTTTGAGATTGTGTGAGAAATGCAGACAACCACCACCAGAATAAATCCAACCTAAATTGTATTTATCCATTAATTTTCTTTCTTGTTCTAATATTTGCATTACGCGCTCTCCTTATATTGAGGTTTTATTATACATTATTTGGGAACAAAAAGTACACATATTAGTTAATTATTTATTCTATACAGTAGAGTTTTATAAAAAAAATAGCATTTATCTCACCTCGTCTGGCTCTACATCTACAGAAACGAAAATGTCGGGTGTCGGGTTCATATTTAAGTGTCGGGTGTCGGGTTATCTCTTATATATGGATATAGATGATAGATAGATATATACAGATAGATGATGATATTGAGATATTGTCGGGTGTCGGGTTTAGTCGGGTGTCGGGTTAATATTTAAAACCCCGACAAGACCGACAGATAGATATAGACTGATAGATAGATTTATATATAAAAAAAGTGGCTTATAAAATTTTAGATCCAAAAAAATTGGGTTATATAGAGATAAAATCCTGGTGGACAATTTGTTTACTTTCGTTATATAATAAAAGTTCAATTAATCAATATAGGAAATACAAATGAAAATTACTGTTACCAATTTAATCAATCTTGATTCCAACACTTTTATGAATGTTTCACCATTATGGGCGGTTTCATACTCTTATTGTGAAGAAAAAAATTTGCTTTCAGCGTTATTTGCAAGCAATCAAAAAGGTAAATTTCTAGAGTTTTCAGAATCTTTGCCC